CGCCGCGGGCGAGAAAGCGCGCGGCAAGTAAGACGAACCCATTCACTTCGGAGACAACCCATGTCGCTCACCCCCACCTTCATCGGTGACAACCCGCAGCAGCCGGGTATCCAGGCACAGGTCTTTGTGCCCGATCAGCTGATCGTCGATGCCACCAGCCTCGTCACCCAGCCGATTCTCGTCGCTGGCGGTGCGCTCCTCAAGCGCGGTACCGTCCTCGGCCAGCAGAACACTTCACCGGTCGTCGCCGCGGCCACGGCCGGAAACACCGGCAACGCGACCATCAGCGCCGCCAGCGCTGGCGCCGCACCACTCACGGGTATCTACAAGGCTACTGCCACCACTGCTACGTCCTTTGCGGTCACTGACCCCGAGGGTGCAGCTGTCGGTACCGCAACGGCGGGCACGGCATTCACCAGCACGGGAGTGAACTTCACGATCACTGCCGGCGGTACGCCCGCCGTGGCCGGCGACTCGTTCACGATTACTGTCGCGGACGCCGTTGGGACTTACATCGCCTGCGTTCGTACCGCGAGCGACGGCAGCCAGAATCCGGTGGCAATCCTCGCCGATGATGCTGATGCCACCCTTGGCCCCGTCACTTCCGGCGGATACCTCTTCGGGCAGTTCAACGCCCAGCGCGTCATCTTCGACGCATCGTGGAACCTGGCACAGCTTGTCTCGTCGGCTCGTGTCTATGGCCTCTTCCTCAAGAGCACGGTGTCCGCCAACTCCCCGGCGAACAACACCGCCCCGTAACCAAACGCGCACCCGGTTCCCTTCAAGCCCCGCTTCGGCGGGGTTTTTTTTGGCCCGGATTCGGCTCGACCCCCTTCCCGGAGAGGCTTAAATGTCCGCAACCACCACGTTCCCGTTCAGCACCACCGACCTGATCCAGGTGGTGCCCACCCTGAAGCGGTCGCAGAAGTTCCTGCTCGACACCTTCTTCCCCAACATCAAGATGAGCGAGACGGAGTTCGTCGCCATCGATATCGATGTCGGCCTGCGCCGCATGTCCCCGTTCGTCAGCCCGCTCATCGGCGGCAAGCTGGTCGAGTCGCGCCGCTACCAGACGAACATCTACAAGCCGGCCTACATCAAGGACAAGCGTGCCCCCGACCTGCGTAAGCCGGTCATGCGTCAGATTGGTGAGCGCATTGGTGGCGGCGACATGACCGGCGCCGAGCGTGAGATGGCGAACATCAACTTCGAGATGGCCGACCAGATCGATATGCTTGATCGCCGGCTCGAGTGGATGGCCGCCCAGGCGCTGACCGCTGGTCGCGTAACGGTTCAGGGCGAAGGCTTTCCGACCGAGCTCATCGACTTTGGCCGCGACCCGAGCCTGACCATCGCGAAGGCAGGAAATGCCCAGTGGGGCGTGACCGCGAACTTCGACGGCGACGGCCGCGACCCGATCCCTACGCAGGACATCGAGATCTGGCAGCACCAGATCCTCAAGCTGTCCGGTGCGCAGGTGACGGACATCGTCTTCACCACGAGCTCGTGGACGGCCTTCCTCAACGCCAAGGGCGTGCAGGGAGCGATCTACTACCCGAAGCTCGGCACCGATGGCAACACCCTCGACCCGGGCGCACAGATCGCGACGGGTGCCGTATACAAGGGCCGCTGGGGCCAGTACAACCTGTGGGTCTACAACGACTGGTTCATCGACGATGATGGCGTCGAGCAGCCGATGCTTGTCGATGGCACTGTCATCATGTCGGGTCCTCAGCTGCTCGGCACCCGCGCCTTCGGCCAGATCCTGGATCCGGCATTCAACTATGCCGCGCTCCCATACGCGCCGAAGACCTGGGTCGAGAACGATCCCGCGCAGCGGATCCTGCTGATGCAGGCCTCGCCGCTTGTCATCCCCACCCGTGTTAACGCCAGCTTCTGCGCGAACGTCTGCGCGCCGAAGGTGTCGTAATGACCGCGGCGCCTGGCGCCCCGGTCAAGACGGTGAAGGTGGTTGTCGCCACGGGGCGCTCAGTCACCGATGTATCCGGCAGTCGCAAGGGCCCCGGTGAAGAGGCGAATGTGCCGGGCAGCGACGTCCGCTGGCTCCGAAAGCAGGGCTTCATCCTCGGTAAGGACGAGGAAGCAGTCGCCTATACGGGGCGCTTCACGATCACGGCCAAGGATGGTCCGAGCGTGAAGCTCGCCTGATGATCGACTGGGACAAGCACGTGCTCGCCGCGACTGAGTCGGTGTTCGGTCAGCCGGCGGTGTATATCGCCGCCGGCGCCGATCCTCTGCCCATCGAAGGTGTATTCGACGAGGCATACCGGGAGGTCGACCTCATCGACACCGGCGTGGGTGCCAACGCAGTGATGCCGGTCCTCGGCGTCAGGGTGAACCAGTTTTCTCGGCTCCCGAAGCAGGGTGAGCTGATCTCGGTCCCTGGCGTTGGGAAGCAGTACGTCATCAAGGACGTGCAGCCTGACGGACACGGCTGGGCGAAGCTCATGCTCGGGTTCAAGAGGACGATATGACGACCTCTGCAGACCTTCGGCTGCTCGCCGCCGCGGCTCTCAAAGGAGCCACGGATGCGGGTCAGAACGTTTTCACGGCGATGGATTGGCCGACGTGGTCCGGCAGCTACCCGCTGCTGTACCTACACACCCCGGCCGAGGACAAAGAATCGCTAGGCCGGCAGGGCGGCCCTCAGTTCACAGTGACCCTCACCTTGCAGGTAAGTGGCCGCGTCCAGGTCGAGAACCTGGAGGACCAGTCCGGCGTTGCGGAGGCCACGGTGAAGCTGGAGGCGCTTCAGCGGCAGATCGAGATCGCGCTCATCAACAATCCGGCTCTCATGGGCCAGCTTCAGCAATTTCCGTTCGTCCGAACGGAGATGAAGACCGACGGCACGGGCGACCAGAACCTCGGCGAGATCGTCATGAACATCGGCCTTGAGTTCTACCAAGGACCCGAGGACTTCTACCCCATACCGATCGTTCCGCTCGAGCAGATCACCGTCGATGTGGACACAACGAACGTGTTCGACCCGACCGGTACATATGCCGACCCGCCGTTTCCCGGCTCGGTCACACCAGCACCGCGCACGGAGGGCCCTGACGGGCGCTCTGAGGGCGGGCTAGACATCACCCTTCCACAGTAGGAGCGACGCATGTTCGTCTATCCCAAGCCCGGCGTGCTCGTTCGCGACCCGGACAAGCACGACCTTCTCCCCGAGACCGGCCGCAAAGTCGACGATGCAAGTCCGTACTGGATCCGTCGACTCGCCGACGAGGACATCACGACCGAAGCCCCGGTGGCCGCCGCAGTCACCACGCCGCGTGTAAGCGCAAAGGCGCCCTCCACCGACACCGAGAGCGGGAGCAACAACGCATGAGCGTCCCCTTCAGCCATATTCCATCAAACCTCCGCGTCCCGCTGTTCTATGGTGAGGTCGATAACTCCCAGGCGAACTCCGGACAGCTCAACCAGCGCACGCTGATCATCGGCCAGATCACTAGCGACGGCTCGGCTGTCGCCGGCGTCCCCGTGATCAGCCAGGGACCCAGCGATGCCATCGCCAAGGGCGGGCAGGGCTCCATGCTTGCGCTGATGACCGCGGCCAACCGTGCGTCCGATCCCATCGGCGAGATCTGGTATCTCCCGCTGGCCGACGCGGCCGGCGCGCTTGCAGCGTCCGGATCGATCGCCTTTGCTGGAGCCCCTACGGCTGCCGGCGTGCTGTCGATCTACATCGCAGCATCCAGGCTGACGCCGGCCATCAGCGTGCCGGTGCTGTTGACCGATACGCCGGTGACCATTGCGGCGTCGGTAGCGGCGGCCATCAATGCCACCCCGAACCTGCCCGTGACCGCCACCGTGGATGCCACGACGACGAGCAAGGTGGATATCACCGCGCGCAACAAGGGCCTGGCCGGCAATGACATCGACATCCGCCTGAACTACGGCGGATCGGCGGCGAGCGAGGCGACGCCGGCCGGCATCGTTCCGACGATCATGGCCATGACGGGCGGAGCAACCAATCCGACCCTGACGGCCGCTCTGGCGAATCTCGACGATGCCCCGTTCGACTTCATCGTATGCCCATACACGGATAGCGTGTCCCTGGACGCGCTGAAGGCGTTCCTCAACGACGGCACGGGACGCTGGAGCTGGTCGAGCCAGGTGTATGGCCACGTGTTCACCGCAAACCGCGGGACCCTCGCGGCGCAGACAACCCTGGGCAACGGCCGCAACAACCAGCACGAGTCGATCCTCGGTTTCAATGATTCCCCGACGCCGTCGTGGGTGATCGCTGCTGACTACGTGGGCGCCGCCGCGGTAGCCCTTCGGAACGACCCGGGGCGCCCCCTGCAGACGATCACGTTGAACGTGATGCTTCCGCCTCCGTTGGCGTCGCGCTACCAGCTGTCGGAACGCAACACACTTCTCTACGACGGCATCTCGACGTTCACGGTCGCCCAGGACGGCACCGTGGCGCTCGAAAACGTCATCACGACCTACCAGAAGAATTCGTTCGGTCAGCCGGATGACAGCTATCTGGAGGTCGAAACGATGTTCCTTCTGATGTTTGTGCTCCGGGACATGCGGACGCTCGTCACGTCCAAATACCCCCGCATGAAGCTGGCGAACGACGGTACCCGGTTCGCGCCGGGATCGGCGATCGTTACGCCCAGCATCATCAGGGCTGACCTGATCGCGGAGTTCCGCACGCTCGAATCCCTGGGCTTTGTCCAGGGTGCGGACGCGTTCGCACAGAGCCTCATCGTGCAACGGAATGC